ACCCCGCAGACCCCGAAACGTCTGCCACTTTCTTTTCTGCAATCGAGGAACCACCCACTGTGTCCGAAGACAACGCAAAACAAGCCTCGCTTGAGGCTGAAAATCAAGCACTAAAAACGCAGGTGGCAGCGCTCACCGCTGCAACTGACGCAATCCTCATGGCATCGCGAAAGGCCGCAGTCAAAGGCGTGTTTTCTGCGCTCAGCCTGCCGTGCACTGATGAAGATGCCGCGCCTTATCTGAAGCTGGATGAAGCGCAATTCAGCGCGATCACTCTGCACTTGAAAAACGCTCAGGCCGCTAAGCCCGCTGCGCCAAACCTTGGCCTGTTTAGTGCCACCGTGCCACCCGGCTCAGGCTCGGGCGCTGAAGGCACAAACCTCACCACCACCGACGGCGTTATGCGCGCCGCAAACGCTTACATTGCGGCGCAAAAGGCGCTCGGCAACGTGGTCGAATTTTCTGCCGCAGTACAAACCGTAACGGGGTCCAAATGAGCAACCGAAGCAATCTAGGGTCAAAGCAGAGCTACATTACCAGCGCAATCGTGCTGCCGCGCCGCATTATCGCGCTTGCAGGCATTGGCGCTGCGACTACCTGCGCGCAAGCCGCGGCTGCTAGTAGCAACGTGTTCGGGATCGGCGTCAATAGCGCAACAATCCCGCTGGGCGGGCTGCTTGACGTGCAAATCGATGGAATCGCCATTTGCGTGTCCGGCGCAGCTGTTGCCGCTGGCGTGCCAGTGATTTCTGATTCAACTGGCCGGTGCATTATCGCTGCGGGCACCGCTGGCGAGCGAATTGTGGGCACCACCGCTGAAGGTTGCGCGGCCGCTGACACGCTCGTTGGCGTGAAACTCAACTAAAGGAAACGAAACAAAATGAGCAATACGCCTTTCGCATACCAGCCTGCGCTAAGCGCAATTTCGGTTAGCTACACTAACCCAACGATCAATTTTGTGGCAGACCGTTTGCTGCCGCGCACAACGCCAATCGCCACAAAAGATTTTTCGTATGTGGTCCACCCAAAAGATGAAGCCTTCAATGTTCCCATTACGCTTGTGGGCCGCGCGGGTAACACCCAAATGGTTGACTTCACGTCTGGCAAGGTCAACACCACTCACGAAGATTACGGGCTTGAAACGCCATTTTACCGCGTTGATGAACTCAGCTCGACTGACTTCAACATCCGCGCAAAAGGTGTTGAAAGGCTAACCAAGCTGATGCTGTTGGCCCGAGAAGTGCGCGTGGTGAACACCTTTACTGACACTGCTACCTATGCGGCTGGCTACTCCGCCGCGCTCACTGGCACGGCTCAGTGGAGTGACTACGTTAACAGCGATCCGGTTCTGGCGATCAAGCTGATTAAAGACACTTTCATCGGGTTCGAGCCAAACAAGTTTTGGATGACCAAGCCCGTCTGGACTGTGCTGTCAATGCATCCGAAAATCGTAAACGCGGTGCGCGGCGTTGTGGCCAATTCTGGCATGATAACCCGTGAGCAATTCGCAGCACTCATTGAAGTTGACGAAGTCATCGTCGTCAACACCTGGCGCAACACCGCAGCACCCGGCTTAACGCCTGTATATGCTCGGCTGGCTGGTAAGAATGCGGGTATGTTTTATCAAGACACCTCCGCGGACCAAAACGGCGGCACCACTTTCGGCTACACGTCACAATGGGGCCAGAGCGGTGGCATCCGGCAAGCGCTTGAGTATTTCGACGTAAAACAGGGCGTGCGCGGCGCAGACGTTGTGCGCATCATGGAACCACTGAGAGAGCTGATTATAGCCGGTGATCTTGGCTACCTCTGGCAAACGGCGGTAGCATAATGTACCGCGTGATCGGGTCAATTTTTGGGTATAAGGTCGGTGATCTAATCGACCTGTCAACCGCGTCCGAAGACACGCTGGCAGCGCTATTGCGCACCGGCACAGTTGTTGAGGCTGTAGAAGCTGAAACACCCGCCCCAAAAGCCAAGGGCAAGGCTTAAACAATGCCATACGCCACGCTGGCCGACCTCAGTCAAAACACCCTGCTTCAAGTCGAATTGCAGCAGGTGACTGACCGCGCGGATAGCCCGACGGGCGAAGCTAATGCGGTAGTTTTACAGCGGGCACTTGTCGCGGCGGACCGGCTCATTGATTCGTTCCTGGCCGCGCGCTATCTAGTGCCAGTTTCTGCGCCTGAGCTGATGACAGATCTAGCCGTCACGGTGGCGCGCTGGTATCTTCACACGTGGGCCGGCGCAGTTCCCGAGGCTGTCAAAGATGCATACGATTCAGCCGTTTCACTGCTAAGACTTTTCAGCGACGGCCGCGCGCGCGTGCCCGGTGCCACGCTTATCAGTGCCACCAGGCCCGGCTATGGAAGTGCCGTAATTGCGCCGCCAGTCGTGTTTGGCACTGACTTCTTGAGCAATTACTAATGGCCTCGATGATCGAAGTCAACGACTCAAACGCTCAGCAAATGCTAAACGGTCTGTTGTCGCGTATGCAAAGCGATCAGCCAGCAATGCAGACCATAGCCGACACGCTTGCAGAGCGCACGCGCGCTACGTGGTCAGATCAGCAAGACCCCTACGGCTCGCCGTGGGCTGAGCTTAGCGCAAGGACGATTGCACGGCGTAGGAAGGGCGACGGCTCAGGCAAGGTGCAAATTCTGCGCGATACCGGGCAATTGTCTCAGACTGTCGAAGCGCGTGGGGAAATAGGTGCTGCGATTGTTACGGTGGGCGGAGGGCCCGCTAATAGATACGCAACCACCCACCAGTTCGGCATTGCAGAGCGAAACATCCCACAGCGCAAGATGCTGCCTCTGGATAACGATGGCCAAACCAAAACGGCTGTGGTCAATCTGCCGACGGAGTGGATTGAAGAGCTAGTTGATATTTTTAGTGATCACGTCATTGCTTAATCTTGCGCCATGGACTGATCGCCTAAAAACGCTGGTGCCTAATTTTTGCGCGCAAGTAAACCGCGCCGCAAACATGCGAACCGCGCTGCTTGGCGTTGTTACTAGCAACACGATAACGCTGTGCAATCCGACGGCCACGTGGACCGATAACAGCGGCTCGCAGCGCCTTCAATTTAAGGCCGCTTACGTCGTCACGCTGGTTTATCACGTGCGGCGCTACGGCGATGCAAAGCAGGGCTCAGGCACTGAAAAGCTTACTGAGCTGATGAACGCGGCACGATCAAAGCTGACCGGCTGGGTATGCCCCGGCAGTGAGTCAAGTTATGTTCGGCCGTTGCGCATGACGACCAATGAAACGGACAACGACACTATGCTAATTGGTGTCGAAACTTTTGCAGTAACTATTAACTGGAGCCCCACCCAATGAACCAAATTAAAATTGGCCCAAACAGCTTCGAAGTGCCTGCCGAAATTGAAAGTTTCGCTGCCGGGGTTGCTTGGCTCAAACAGTCTGCCGACACGCAAAACGATGGTGAAAGCCCGGAAGATCACGCAGCCCGAAAAGCGATCGCAGCTGACTTGTCAGCGCAAGGCGAGGCCGCTATTGAAGCGGCCAAGACGCCAGCACCGCCCGCAACACCACCCGTCGCCGCACCAAAAAAAGGGAGTAAATAATCATGCCCGAAATTTTTCAGGTCCCAGACAAGGGCTTTATCCTCGGCAAAATTCAGGTGAGCGAAGGCGTTGATAGCGTGCCAGTGGTCGCAACGAATGCGATTCTAGCCAGCAACATTAGCTTCTCGGTTGAAGCTGACCAAATCAAGCGCGAAATTGATTTGCCTTACCGTGGCGGGTTTCCGATTTTAAATGTCAACGCGAAGGTCAAAGTCACCTTTGATATTGAGTTGATTGGCAATGCGATAGCAGGCACAGCGCCAGCAATCGGCCCCATTTTGCGCGCATGCTCTATGCTTCAAACGCTTTCCGCGTCAGCGGCTCAATACAAGCCAGTAAGCTCGGCTGATGAAGCATGCTCGCTTTATTTCATGTTGCCTGACCCGAACGTTGCTGGCGCTTACCTGCGCTTTATTTGCGTTGACGCGCGCGGCACCATGGATATTGACCAGACAATCGGTGCTTTCTCGAAAGGGTCGGTTTCAATGACTGGAACCTACGCAAACCCAACGGCTCAGGCTAGCGCTTTCCCGGATATTTCAGGCTATGCAGCGCCGGTGGAAATCACCACCGCGACGTGGAGCGTAAAGCTCGACACAAACGCGGGAACATACCTAATCAATGCGCAATCGTTGCAGTTTTCGCAGTCTCAAGAAACGCCATACGCTGAAGGCTCGCAGTTCAAGGGCACGTTCGGCGGCAAGCGCGAAGAGACTTCAGCCACGCTTACTGTGTTCGAC